GCTATGTACTTCAAGAAGGCCCACAAGTCGCCTATTATACCACGGTTATTTTCTCGGCCGGTTCGTCCATGGTCCTTTAGGTTTTTTAAGAATCTTGGGTTCTCTAAGAGCCCGTGAATGTCCTCAGTATCCATAAGGAGACCTGTCTCTGGATGTCTACCTGAAACGGCCCAGCGAGGCCCAGCGTAGGGTGCAGCCTTTTCAAGTTCATCCGCTGGCTTCCAACCCCTCCCGTCGTCGTATTCTTGAACGATCTCACGAGCGATCACCACGTCCTTATAGAATAAGGATGGACCGTGTATCGGGTGATCCTTTTCCTCGTAGTCTGTTCCAATCTTAACTGTATCCCAAGCCCGGAATCTTTTCTCTACGACTTGACCCATTTTCTACCACGCCCTTAAGACTATTTGGATGATTGTCGCTAACGTGACGATTAAACCTAATACGGTTGTGGTTATATAAATTGCGTTTTTTAAATCATCTCGAACGCCTTCTATAAGGTCACTTTGATGGGCTCGATAAGCAGAGCATAGTTTTTCTTGATCATCAGAATACATTTCGAAGGTGTCGGTTCTTATGTATTTTTCTCCGTTATTTCTCACATATCTATTTGGCTCTTTAAACGGGTTAACTCCGTCTATATTATCTTCTCCCATGTTTTTCACACACACATTGGGATACTTATTGGAACCACGAAGTCATTAATCCCGATTGGTTCAACTATTGCGTCATAGAGACACCGGCACCAGGGATGTACGGGAATATGCTTCATAAACTGTCCTATTCTATAGATTCGGCCTTCATATGGTAGACATAAATCGCAGGCCCCGGGCATCGTTGTAAACCGGAATCCTGTTACCCCGGCGTCCTGGCCGTACATTTGAAGAGCTCTGTTCCAAGTATATATGACTATAAATATAGCGAGCATCTTGGTCCGCAGACGTATCCCCTCATCTGAGACCCAGAATCCCTCACTCATTTAGTTACCCTCTATTACTCAGGACATCTGTTAACTGTGTCTCAAAGTAAGTTAAATAATATGCGGTCAACTCTTCGTTGAACATCTCTACCTCGGGGGCCTCAGACGTTATCGCCTTACCGGTTAGCTCTCTGAGACGGTTTAGGTTTAGTTCACGAGTCTGATCTACGTGTTTAGCGATTATTTCTTGGGCTTCTAGTATGGCTTCGTCATGGGTTGTCTGGTCATATTTGATTCTGATTAGTAGTTGGGCTAACTCTTCGTCGAGAAGGGTTATCTGGGTTATTGGTGCTTCAAGCAGTGCGTCTTTTTCGTTTGAAGAGAAAGGCCCTATCTGTAGTTGAGAGGGTAGGGGGCCTGGCTGTCCGGGCTGCTGTGTCATTAGTTTGAAGAGTAATCCCGGTACGACTTTTCCGGCTCCATCTTCTAAAGGTTCCAGGCCGTCGAGGGCTCTTACCTCGTCTATTTTCATGTATAATAGTTTCTTTTCCCTTGCTTGCTCCCTTAAGAGTTCTATCTGAGCGGTCTCTCTTTTACTTTTTTCGAATGTTGGGGCCCAAATAACCTTGTATTCTTTAGTTTCTCGGTCGAAATCTATTTGCCCTAGATCCATCAAGGTGTTGATTAAAGCTCTGACGAAGGGCTCGGCTAACTCTTGCTCGCCTGATATCAGTTTATCATAGGCAGTTAGGTTTGTCTGTGATCCGGATATGCTTCCGGCTTGGGCTCCTATCAATAGGTTTTTCGGTATACCTGTACCCATTGAGAAGTTATGAAGGGCGGTGTCGTTGAATGGTGTGGGGTTAACTAGGTTGTTTGCTACGCCTTTAAACTGTATGTCTTCCTTTCCTTGTCCTGAGACAAAGAAGGCTCTCGTGAAAATGTCGTTAAAGTACCCGGATTTTATCCAGGTTTGTATCTGGTCTCTCGTGGCGTTTGGAAAAGTCATGTGAGCGAATCCAGTACCCACACGCCACCAGGCTTGATATTGGGCCCATCTTAGATTTCTGTATCCGGTTGAATCGTCGTAGATCCCGTCTACTCTTGATTTTCCCCAGATTGGATCTTCGTCGATGTTTGTTGCGATGTGTAAAAGTCTACTATAGTGTGCTTGGATAGATGTTATGTTTGAGCCGCGTCTTATGTCATATATTTTGGGTTTTCCTAGTTGAATACTTTCTTCATCTGTATCATAGGACTGTATGCTGAACTTTGTTTTTGGGTATGGTGTAAGGGCTACTATCTTTCTTTCTCCCTTGTATGCTCTGGTCCCCTCTTCATTTACTTCATAGATTGGGTCGACCCATGTTTCACTAGGACTTGCCTTTGTTGTTGAGTAGAGTATAATTGAGGTTCCATAGCGTCTCTCGAAGATGAACGCCCTTGTTAATTCTTTTTTGGCGTTCAGATTTAACAGGACCTTTTGAACTGCTTGGTCTAGGGTGTTGTCATCTTCTTTTCCAATCTCGACGATCTTAAACCAGTTATCGAACATGTCGACAGCCATTTTCACGATATACCAGATAACGATAGGTTCCCTCTGGGATCCGAAAAGACGTTCATTATTTGAGATGTTATATGTCTCTGTTTGTGATCTGGTCGAATAGGCTTCTATTTTTCTCGCTCTTCTTTTCGCTCATTATGACCCTCGGTATAACTGCTTTCATTTATTCCTATATTGAAAGGGATTTTAAACCTTCGGTAATCTAACCGAAGAATGCCGTTAATTCCCCTGCGCCCGACGAGTCAGCTACCTCTATGGCGAAATCCAGGCTGTCCAGACGGTCCGTGTATTTTCCTCTAGGGAAGGATAGAAACTCCATTTTAAGGGGTTCAAGCCATGTTGGTTCGAATCCTAAGAGGTTTGGGTTAGGCCACTTTATTCTTCCGCTCTCGAAGTGTGGCTGTAGGCTTAACATTCTATCTGGTTTTCCTAGTGTAGTATGACATTCTACGACGGGTAGGGCCTCCATCTGGGCGGTCCTGGATAATGCTTTTTGGTATGCGTTTGACTCTACCCCGATCTTTACCGGCTTTAGTTTTCTCTTAGCATGTAGGAACCCGGGCCAAACATCTCTTATTGAGTATTCGTAGATCTTCTTTAACTGTGTTGGAAAATCCATTTTTTCGGCGTAGTTGTCTATCATATAGATATCCATTTTTCGGGGATCCAGGACGATTGTGAATATTGATGTCTGCTTGGATTCGGGACTCTCGCCTATAGCCGGGTCTACTCCCTGGAATAAGTACAGGTCGGGTATTGTATCCAGGATAGCCGGGTCATACCAGGTAATCCATTTATCCTTGAAGAATATCCCCTCGAGGCCTCTGGGGTCGTTCTGATAAAGACAGTTAAAGTTAGGGGTTCCTATGTCGATCTTTCTCTGAGCTAAGGCCGCTAAAGGCCATTTTTGAGGCCATAGAGCATATTCGCAGCTTGCGGTGTCCTCAGGATCTACATAGTTAATAGCCTTGTAGACTTTACAGAATACGTCCCCTCCGACCGAGATGGACCTGGCGAGTAGGTTTCCCCAATAATCATCATAATGCCACCTGGTCCCGATATAGATAATTTCTCCTACAGGTTCAGGTTCAAGTACAGAGATAATAACTTTCTTGATAAACTCTACGATTTTTAATCTCTGTCCCTCTGTTCTCGTCTCTTTCTGGTCGAATGGATCATCCAAGATAATTATATCTGCATGGAACCCTGTTACCGAACCAAATAGACCTATTCCCTTCGCGCTGTTTTCTTTCATGATTTGGCTTCGTCTTATTCTGAACTCTGCGTTCGTCCAAGGCGTATCGGGCTTTAGGTCGGGGAAGACTTGTTGAAGTCTCTCGTTACTCTCGATGTTTGACTTTATTTCTCCGACTATGGCCTCAGCAAGCATCGCGGTCTTTGAGATAACAAATATTCTAAGATTCTGGTCCCTACCCCATCGCCATAGAGGATACTTTACGGCTACATGTGTGGTTTTGGCGTGCAGTCTCGGGGCCTCAATATGTAAGCGTTTAGGCCTGTTTGGTTTTCCGAGTATGTCGGATATCTCGTTTCGGAAAAACCGGGCTTTATCTATCTTGAATGATGTTTTACTTATTTTCTCCATATATTCTTTAAAGTCTAGACCTTTTTCGTCGACGTACTGTTCAACACGGCTCAGGATATAGGCTTGATACTCCTCGTCCGTCGGGGGGACCAGGTGTACCGGGTCCCGTCTCCAACAATAATCAGAGAACATATCGAAGTCAATTCGACTTGTCCTTACATAAGCCTGATCGAAGAATTCAGGGGTTAGATATTGCGACACCCTATAACCTCTATCTAAAGTCTTCAAGATCCATACGAGACATTTTCTTAATTAACTTTATAGCTCCATCAGGATCAGCCATGTAAGCAATATCGAACCACTGATCCCCTAACATTCTTCTCTCTTTTTTCACTACCTCAATCTCCGTCATGATATCAGGCTGAACAATCGGTCGAATTCCCATTAACTCTCTTTGCGTCTTCATAGCAATCATAAC